CGCCCCTTGGCGTCAGTTGTGACCTTGGTGTAGGTACCCGATGTACCGACAGATGCAAGCGTCAACGCGATCGCAGTCGTGCCCGAGCCGGATGCATCCCCCGAGACCGTGATCGTATTGTTATCGGTGAGGTAGCCCAACCCCTTGATGAATGCAGTCGTGGCGAGCTTGGTGGAATTGTCAGCACCCGCAGGCGTCGGGGCCGTGGGCGTGCCAACGAACGTTGGGCTGTCGAGCTTCGCAAACGTGCCTTCGCCACCGATGGGCTTCACGGCCGTGGCATTGCCCGAGCCATCGTCGCCGTAGCCGGCATAGACCGTGTTGTCGGCCATGTTGTAAGCGAGCTCGGCCGACTTGAGGCCAGTTGGGGCGCCAGCGGCACCCGAAACACGCCGCTTGATGCGGATGATGTTGGACATGAACTCTCCTCAGAAATTACCGCCGTCAAGAGCGATCATGGAGGTATCGACTGCAGGGCCCATGGGCCCCTGCGCTCCAGGCTGCCCCGTCTGCCCCTTCGGGCCCTGGAGTCCGGGGCTCGCCACTTCGATCGTATCGATGGCATCAGGAACGAGGACTTCGATGATCTGAGACGTGGCGGGAACGACGACCTCAATGATCTCCACTGTCATCGTTGATCCCGTCCATCACCGTGATGCAGCCAGAGACAAGGGTCGTTTCTTCGCCATCGATGCGGCGCTCGATCTCGTAACGGGCGCGCAGGCGCCCTACCGGAAACTGCCGCGTTTCGGCGGGTGTCAGGCTCAGCGTGATCTGGCCGGCAGCGGGGTCCGGCATCGCGAGCGAACCGTCGTCCGTTGATTTGCGAAGCCGCGCCGTCCCAGCTTCGGCCACGAACACAAGAACGGAGCCCGTCAGATCGACAAGGTCGCCTGCTCCATCCCTGAAGCGGAAGGTGCGGCGGAAGCTGTTGCCTCGGCGGAGGCCGGTGAGGTCATAGCTGGCGGCCACGGGGCTACCTCACTGTTGCTTCAACCAAAAAGGGAGACACGGCTCTTGGACTTCCGGGGGACTCCCCGCACTTCCAGCCGGAAATCCTTGCCAACCGGCCGATCCTTTCTTTAGGAAGAGGACAACGAAAGGATTCCACGCTATCCTTTCTTTACCGGGAAACGAAGGAAAGGATCCTTTTCTTGAGCGACACGCAGGGAAAGACAGCCTCCCGCCTGGGTCAAAAGGTAACGATTTCAACGGCCGGCGAGCGGTCGGAGGCCTTTGTACCGCCTCGCCTTCCCCCTGTTCCTGCAGTCCGAATGGACCGGCTTTACACTCGCCTGGAGGCTGCAAATCGAGCCATCGGACGCTTGGACGGCGTTGCCTCCATCCTGCCGGACACCCCGCTCTTTCTCTACATGTACGTCCGCAAGGAGGCCCTGCTCTCGTCCCAAATCGAAGGAACGCAATCTTCTCTCTCAGACCTTCTGCTGTTCGAAAGCGAAGATGCGCCCGGCGTCCCACTCGATGACGTCCAGGAGGTTTCGAACTACATCGGGGCCATGAACCACGGTCTCAACCGGATCCGTGAAGGCTTCCCGCTGTCACTTCGTCTCATCCGCGAAATTCACGAAGCACTCCTGTCGAAGGGCCGAGGAAGCACCAAGCAGCCAGGTGAGTTCCGCAAATCACAGAACTGGATTGGTGGGACGAGGCCAGGAAACGCCCTCTTCGTTCCTCCCCCACCCGAACGTGTCATGGACCTGATGGCGGACCTTGAGACGTTCATCCATACCGATGCGCCCGAGATCCCATTTCTTATCAAGGCAGGACTGGTTCATGTCCAGTTCGAGACTATTCATCCCTTCCTCGATGGCAACGGACGCCTGGGGCGCCTGCTCATCACATTCCTGCTCTGCACGCACGGGATCCTGAAGGAGCCGATCCTCTACCTCAGCCTCTACTTCAAGAGCCATCGGCAGCACTACTATGACTTGCTCCAGAGGGTACGCGATCACGGCGACTGGGAAACGTGGCTTGAGTTCTTCCTCGACGGCATCACCGAAACCTCACTGCAGGCAGCAGATGCCGCTCGAGAAATTCTCCAGCTGTTCGAATCCGACCGCAGGCGAATCGAAGAACTTGGCCGTCCCGCCGCGTCGGCTCTCCGTGTTCATCAGCTTCTCCAACAGAAGCCCCTCACCAGCATCAACGATGCCGCTGAGAAGCTGAAGCTATCGCCTCCCACTGTGGCAAAGTCGATCGAACACCTTGAGCAACTGGGAATCGTCCGGGAAACAACCGGACGTCAGCGTGGCCGCAAGTTTGTCTACGGTGAATACCTGAACATCCTTAATCGCGGCACCGAGCCCCTCAATCGATAGGCGGCAGCCTACGGAATTGCTGGTTCAGGTGCTGGAAGTGGTCGAGAATACGTAACGCTCAAAAACTCCCATTGAGGCGAACACGACCCGTGGTCTCGTCGGCACCACTGCCTACTACACCGAGCGCCACGCCGATGAGCGTGTTGTCGGTGGCGATCTTGGTCGCGCGCTTGTTGGTGTTGTCCCAGTAGACCTTGTCACCGGGAGCCCAGGCCTGCGAGCCGATCTTGCTCAGGTCGAAGACACCGGCGGTGACGGTTTCGAGCGGATCGCCCGAGGCTGCATCATGGGCAGCGATGCCGAAGATGGCACCGACAAGCAAGCCGGAACCGGACGTGACGGCTGCAGGAGCGGCAAGGGTGATGGTATTGCCCGGCTGGATGAAGTTCTTCATGGAGATGTCCCTTTCAGGAGAAAGGGCGGCACGACGGCCGCCTCAGGAGAAAGATGGGGGAGGCAGCGCTTACGAAAGCGCCACGCCGGGGTTCTTGTAGAGACCGCGCCAGTCGATGGCCTTGGCACCGAAGTCGAGGCGCGCCTTGATCTCCACGCCATCGACATCGAAGCCCATGCGGGTTTCAATGAAGACGCCATCCTGGCCTTCAAGGAACGCATACTCGATGGTGTCGATCGCAGCAGGGCTCGCCACCAGGTACCAGGGCACGGCGCCTGAGGCCGGATCGAGCCGCGGCTCCGACACCACCGTGAGACTGCGGATGGTGGCAGGGACGACGTCGCCCATCTTGGTAGGAACGATGTTCTGGGCAAGCAGCTGTTCGGCCGCGAGTTCCAGAGACGTCGGCACCACCAGGAAGGACGGACGGATGTTGAGCACCGTCTTGCCGTCAAGACCCGTCTGCCTCGACATGGCGGTGCGCGCCTTGGCGAGGTTGGCCACGTCGAGGGCGGTTCCGGCGCCTGCAAGATTGCTGTGCCCGGCATGGAACAGCGTCTTGCCGTCCGCCATGGCGAGGTTCGCCGTGAAGATGCTCCACACCACATCGGACTCGAGCGTCGCAGCCGCCGTGCCGAAGAGCGACGGCACGCGGGTGAACGCATCGAGGTCGTCGTTGATCAGCACCTGGCGGGTGATGCCCACCACCTTGCCGTAGGTTTCGACGCGGTAGGTTTCCTTGGCCTCCCCGATGCTGCCGCGTTTGAACTCGCCGGCCTCATTGACCTTTTCGAGCTGCGGGGCTTCACCAAGCTGGAGCCGCTGCACCGACTTGAAGTCGGCGACCGTCGCGCGGCGGGCAATCGACTGATAGGTGCGCGGGGCGGCCTCATAGGCATCGCGCAGCGTACGGTTCGTCACCCCTGCGAGGATCTGCGGGAAGTCCGAGCCGGTATGGAGCGCACGCGTCGCGATCTCATCGCGGCCCATACCTTTCACGCGCGTGCCTTCCGCCTCCAGAAAGCTGCGGGCCATTTCGATGAGACTCAGACCCCGCCATTCGCGCGCTGCATCGTTGAGGCGGAACTTGCCCGGCTCGAAGCGGTGAAGGAGTGCGGCTTCAACAGCCGAGCGGCGGGTTTCGGTTGCATCGAGGTCACCGGCACGGACATGCGGTCGGGTTTCGATGGCGGCATCCTTGGCGGCAGCGGCGTCGATGAGGAAGCCACGGGCCTCGGCGAGGCTGGTGCCGCGCTTCACGAGATCGTCGGCCAGAGCCTGGTCGACATGGAGCTTGCGGGCTGCCTCGTAGATGCCGGAGATGCGGGTGCGCTCCTGGGCAAGGATCTGCTCCGGCTTGAAGGTCAGCTCCTGGGGCACAGAACGGGTCACCATCTCAGCCGCGTGCTGCACACGCGCTTCCTGCACGGGCGGCGGGGGTGCCGGCACCTCAACCGGAGCGGCCGGAACTTCGGCCTGGGGTTCAACACGTTCGGTCTCGGCCGCAGCCGGGGTCACATCGGTCATGATGGGGTCCTTCTCAATGGGAATGGGGGTAAGGTCCTGACGCAGCAGGCGGCAGAGGGTGGGAGAGGTTTGAGAACGGAAGCCCGCGGCGCCGTCGGCACCAATGGGCACGGCCGAGAGTTCGAGGGGCTGCCAGTCGACGGCGGTCCAGATCGGAACCGTCCCCTCCTCCTCGCGGATTTCGTAGGCACGGACGGCATAACCGACGGAGACATTGCGGATGATGCCGCCGCGCACGTCCTGCCAGATGGGCTCGACATCGGCGCGATCGCTGAACCTGACTGTGGCGCGGCCCACATAGGTGCCGTTCTCTCGCGCGATCCAGGCGCGCTCCACGACGCCAATCACGTCCTCGAGGTCGAAGGCATCATGCGCATTGAGTAGCGGGGCCCCACCATTTAGGCGGGAGAGATCGACATGGGCGGGATCAAGGGAGAGGAGTTCCTCGTACACCCTCCCGGACCATGGATCGCGGCGCCTGACCGCGGCCCCTGTCGACCACACCACCTCGATGGTGCGGGTCTCGGCAACGGCTGTGTCGGGCATGAGCCTGACATCCATGCGGGTTTGAAGCGGCAGCTCAAAAATGTCCGCTGCCGCCGGCAAGGTCTGCGGCGGTTGCTGGTGGGTCATGAACCCTCCTCGTGATTATTGAATGTTCGGGTCGGTCTGGTCGGCAGACGCGGCCTTTTCCTGACCGGTCTTGGTTGAGCGCCGCGGGTCGGTGTCGAGCGTGATGCCCGCGGCGTCGAGTTCCGCATTTGTCGACGCGATTTCGGCCAGCACCTGGGCGGGGTCATAGCCCTGGCGGGCAATCGCTTCCTTCAGCGTCATAACACCGGCCCGCACCGCAAGAATGTCAGCCTGGATATCCTTCAACGGGTCGACGGCCTCGAACCTGGGTGCGGTCCACTCCGAGGTGATCTCGCCATCGGGCAGCTTGCCGGCGGCTTGTGCGAGCTCAATGAACCGGTTCCACACCGGCTGGCAGAGACCGGGGACGAACAACTGCCACTGCAGAGACTCCATACGGCGACGGAATTCGATGAGGCCCGCACGGATCGAGGAGTAGTTCACCTGGCTCAGATCACCGGTGAGAAGCTCGTAGGTGAGCCCCACACCAGCGGCGACGGCGTGAAGCTGCATGCGCATGTAGTCGACATAGTCGCCATTGGCTGAGGGCGCGGCGAACTTCACGTCCTTCCCTGGCTCGAGATATTCGATCATGCCGGGCTCGAAGCTCTCGATCCGGTCGCCTGCCGAGACGTTGTTGACCTTGCCGAGCGTCTCTTCGTCTTGCGCGCCCGTGACAAAGGCCGCAAAGCAGGCCTCGATCTTCTTCCGCATCAGCTCGGCGTCATCGTAATCGTCAAGGTCGCGAAGTTTAAGAATGACCGGTGCGAACCACGGCACACCCCTCACCTGCCCTGGCCTCAGCCGCTCGAACAAATGCAGCACTTGGCGGGCCGGAACAGCTCGTGAGGCAATCGATCGGCCTCGGGTTTCTCCCGGATGCACGGGAAACAGCCAGTAGGCGCGGCGTCTTCCAAGTGCATCGAACTCGATTCCCTGCAGGATGTAGCCGCCATCGGCCAGATCTTCGGTCTTACCGCTGTCGAGGTGATCCGGCTCCAGAACCTGCAGCTGAAACGGAACGGGAAGCCCGTCTTCCACCCTGCGGTCCCGGAACCTGACAATCACTTCGCCAGCCTCGACGAGACTGCGCACAATGAGCGCCTGCAACCCTCCAAAATCCGTCAGCCCATCGGCATCGCAGGAGCCCACAAACTGAAGCCAAAGCTGGTCGGCCAGTTTGGCGGATGCAAGCCTCTTGGCTCTCGCCCGCGGGACAATACCTGTACCCACAAGGTTGCTCACCAAAGCATTGACTGCCTTGGTGGCGTAAGGGTTGTTTCGCACAAGATCGCGCGATCGATCCCGCAGCCGCGAGCTTGCAGGTCCGATCTCGGCATTGGCACCGGCTCCCGCCGTCACCCAACCATCGGTGCGTCGTCCTGCCTTGGCACCTTCATAGGCCCGCTGCATGAGGCGAAACGCCTGCCGCTGTCGGACGCGCTTCAACCCGGTAGCCGGGGCAACGGCGCCGATGATGCTGTCCAGCCAGTTCATGCGAGCCTATCCCCTGGCAAAGGACGCAAGACTGCGGCGCGGCGGCTTGGTGCCGGACTGCTCCTGCATCTCGGCTTCGATCGTCCGGATCCGGCTCAGAAGGTCCGCCGCCGACCCATATTCGACGCTCCGCCCCTCGAAGGACACCCGCAAGGTGCCGCTGGCATAGGCCTTTCGCAGTGCAGCAAGTTCTGCCTCCGTCCAACTCACGCTTGCACCTTCTTTGGTTTGAAATGATCCAGATCAAAGTTGTCTTCGCGGCGCCATGTTCGAGTGGAACCATGACGATTGACTTGGAGACCGCGGTTCGAACCCTGGTTTGCGTGGCCATGGGCCAGCATCCCCGTAAGCGCATCACCGTTGATCTGATCGTCGCCGTCCTTGCCCGCAAGTTCTCCGCCTTCACGGAAGAGCACATCACCGATCTCGTGATCAGAACTGTCGTCGAAGAAGGCGGCACTGTTGATGTGCTCAGTTCTGCGGCAGGTCTTGTGCCTATCATGCAGTTCGCCTGATCTGCTTCCCCTGTTCCGTACCCTGATCGTAACAATTTGACTTTGGCGCAGCTTAGCTGCTTTGGTCTGCCGCGCTGCTAAAGCAGCGATAGCGAGAAACTGACAAGAAGAGAGATACGACATTGGCTACAGGCAAAGTTAAGTGGTTCAACGATCAAAAGGGCTACGGTTTCATTGCGCCGGATAACGGCGGCAAGGACGTGTTCGTCCACATCAGCGCCGTCGAGCGCGCTG